AACATATACTATTACACAAACTGGTTCAACTACTATTCCAGTTCCTGATAGTGCAACTGAGTTTACTTATGCTATATGGGGTGCTGGGGGTGAAGGCACTGGTGAATGCCCCACAGGAAGTTTTAGTGGGGGTACAGGCGCACATGCTAGGGGCACAGTGCTGCTCACAGGAAGTTATGCTCCTGGTGAATATGATACCAATAGTATACGTGTATTTGTGGGTACTTCTGGTCAGGGTTCACCTAATGGTCAAGCAGGATATGGTGCTGGTCGTGGTGGTCAAGGATCTGATATTTATTATCAGCAGGATCACGTAATCGTAGGTGGAGGCGGTGGTGCTGGTCAGAATGGACAAGGTGGATATGGTGGTGTAGCGGGTTCTGGTAGTGGTGGTGTTGGTAGCGGTCCTAACAATGGTTTTGCCGGTGGTGGCAACTCTGGTGGATCGGGCGGATCATCTAATGATAGAGACGGTGGAGGTGGATCTAATGGTCAAAGTGGTGGCGGCGCTCCTGGTGGTTCAGGAAGGAATCAGGGTAACCGTGGCGGCGGTGGCGGCGGTGGACTATATGGTGGCGGAGGAGGCGGTGGATATGACACCTCTAACTGCACTGGTGGTGGAGGCGGTGGTGGATCAGGATCTGTCACTCTTCCATCATCCGATAAGCAAAATGGCAATGTAGGATCTGCTGGTGGTTCCTCTCCTCCTGGGACAACAGTTGCTGGATATGTTAGTGGTCGTGGTGGTAGTAATCAAGATGGTCTTGTAGTTATTTCAATGGTTATTCCTGGAGCATTATCTATTACTGGTGTTGACAGCGCAACAGTTGAAAATATCTCTAATCTTTCGTCCACAAAAACATTGACTGAATCTGTATTTTTAACTCCATCAGCAATTGATTACAATGTTACTGTAAAACTTCGTGGTAATACTCCATCTGGCAATGGAGGTACTGGTGGTTATGTTGAAGGAACATTTACTGCGGAAGCAGGACAATCATATCTACTTCATTATACTAATAGGTATGCAGCAGTATTCTATGGAACATCTGCCACAGGAAATAAATGCATTATGCTTGCAGCGGAGGGTGGATACGAAAGTAATCCAGGTCCAGATAGAACGGGTAACGGTCATCCATCAAGACCAAACCCTGCAGCAGGAGGAAATGCTGGATTACCCAGTGGTTCTGTTGGATCAAATTTAAATAATTCTTATGGTGGTACTGGAGGAATTGTGAACGGTTATAAAAGTGGTCAAGGTGGTAATGGAGGACAACCCGGATCTAGTGATGGATATTCTGGTAGTAAAGGAGGCGACGGTGCATTCTTCTCATCTGGAGGAGGTGGTAGTGGAACTGATGGTGATGGTGGTGCTGGTGGGTTTGGTTACTACGGCGGTGGCGGCGGTGGCGGCGGCTGGGATTTAGAGTTTAATGCTGGAGGTTACTTTGGCGGTGGTGGTGGCGGTGGGGCATCTTACATCGGTGGTTTACCGACTCCCGCCCAAAATGCAAATAGTCCTGCTGAGGTAACAGTTAGTAACACCTCCTATGGAAATGAAGCAGGTTCACCACAAATCCAAATCATCAGTGTTGCCCAAGCATAATTTCTGTGTTATAATATCAAAGTACATTTAAAACATTCATGGCACGCACCAAATCTCTTAACGGTAACGAAAATATTGAGTCACAACCCAAGAAATCTCGTCAGGGGTATGGTAAGCATACTAAATATAGTGCAAGCTCTCGTAATGGAGCTAAGAAACGCTACCGAGGACAAGGAAAATGAGCGAAGAAACACCAGCACCAAAGTCTTATGGTTATGTTGTAGGACGTAGACCTGCAGATCAAGATCATCCAGACAAAGAAACTGAATCAACTGAATCAAATGAAGAAGAGTGAAGAGCACATTAAGGAATGGATTGCTAAAATTTCTGAAGTTCGCCCTGAACTAGGTAATTTTGCAGTCTGCCCTTACTCTCACTCTGCTACATATAAGATCATAGAAGTGCCGATTGACGATATTATACCTACTGATGGGTGTGATATCGTCATTTTTGTCGTTGAAGACTATTTGGACGTTAATGCTATTCAAATGTGGTGTGAAATTTATAACACAATTTACCCAGAATGGGTATTTTTAGAAGATTGTGCTAACTATAACACCTTCATTAATGGTGTTCAGACAAATAATGGCAAATATAACCTTATCATGTCTCAAACTAAGGCAAAATTGCGTCAACACCGTGAAATCTTGGCAAAATCTGGATACTATGAGCATTGGAATGATGCTATGATGCAAGAAATCCTCGGCAATGACTACACTACTGTAAAAAACACACAAAAAACTAATGGGAAACTCACCGACTGACCGAAGTAAAGACTTTATTAAGTCTGGGATGACTCTAATTACTCAAATTGAGTCCGATAGACTCCTTAAAAAAGTAAAAGAAAAGGGAAATGACCGTAAAAAGGTAGATGACTGAGGTTATATCAATTTTTCCGTCACTAATTGTAAAACATGATACTAAACCTGAATTTGATGGTATAAAAGAACCCTTAATTAAAGCAATTTATTGTGAGATGGAGCGAAATGAGGGTGTCAAAAAATCAAATGTTGGAGGATGGCAGTCTGATGTATATACTTTTGAAAAATCAGAATTTTCTAAGTATGCAAGATTTGTGATGCAGCACTCAAAGAAAGCATTATCCAATGTTTTCAATCCAGGTTATAAACTTTTATTAAAAGGTGCTTGGATTAATGTCAATGCTAAAGATTCTTTTAATGAATGTCATATTCATCCAGATTGCGATATTGCTGGTGTTTTTTGGATAGATGCTCCTCCCGAGTCTGGAGATTTAACTGTTATTAATAATTCCGCATATTCTAATTTTAAATGGCTTAGTAAGGTAACTGACTCAGTAAGAGAACAGTATAGATATACTGTTGGATGGGACTTAACTGCAGTTTCTGGAGAAATGGTTTTTTTCCCTTCAGACATGTTGCATAAAGTAAATATTAACAATAATTCCGAGAATAGAATCTCAATAGCATTCAATTTATCTTTAGGTTGAAATAACCACTATAAATAATTGAAAAATCTACTATCAAATGGCGTTAAATCCGTCAAGATCCTATAAGGACCTGAGTTTTACATTCAAAATTAACCCGTTGAAGAAAGATCTCAATATTCTCAAAGATGAGAATGCTATTAAGAGATCTCTCCTTAACTTATTTTCGTACAGAAAGGGTGAAAAATTTTTTGATGCAACATTTGGTAGTGGAATTCCTGATTTGTTATTTGAACCTTTTGATTTTGCTACCGCTGGTTCACTTAAAGATGAAGTGTCAAACTTAATCTCTACATATGAACCAAGAGTTAACTTAATAGAAGTGTTAGTGGATTTGAATGAAGCGGAATATACTTATGATATACAAATTGATTATATTATTCCAGACACTTCGGCACAAATATTCAGTACTACATTATCGTTAACTTCCTCATCAAAGATATAATCAATGGCATTTGCACAAGTTAGTTCTCTAGATTACGCTGATATCAGATCTGCTCTGGTTGAATACTTGAGGCGTAATACTGCTTTTACCGATTATGATTTTGAAGGGTCAACTCTGTCATCAGTTGTTGACCTCTTAGCATATAATACTTATTATACTGCTTTCAATACAACGATGGCAGTTAATGAAAATTTCTTGTCGTCGGCGTCATTAAGGGACAATATTGTAAGAATTGCGAAGCAGTTGGGGTATACTGCAAAATCTAGAACTTCATCTACTGCTGTTTTAGAGTTAAAAATTGACTTTAGCTCAGTCGCTGCAATTGACCAAAGACTGGTGCCTAGATTTCTTACATTAAAGAAAGGAAACAGTTTTATTGCATCAAATCCAGATGCTAGATCAGAAACCTTTCAATTTGCAATACTAGAAGACGCTGTAAGTCCGGTTATCAACAATATTTGTTACATTAGTAATAGAAGTGATGCTCGTAATTTGGATATTACCGAGGGCGTTTACTTAACATTTACATTTGTTGTGGATAATACAATCCCAAATCAAAAATTTGTAATTCCAACGGCAAATATTGATACTGAAACAATTAGAGTATCAGCAAGAGAAAATGCAAATTCATCTAATAAAGAAATTTTTGAAAAAGTATCTAATATTTTAGATACAACTGCAAATGATCCCGTTTTCTTTGTGCAGGAGATTGATGATAGTAGATATGAATTAATTTTTGGTGATGGTGTTCTTGGAAAAGGTTTGAAGGATGGTCAGGTAATTGAAGTTTCGTACTTAACATCATCTGGTGAAACTGGTAATGATATTAAGAATTTTGTATTTTCTGGGGAAATTTATGATGAAGAAAGTTCTCGTATTTTAACAGGAATTGGAGTTAGTGTAAAATCTGGCAGTACTGGTGGCGATAGCATTGAGTCTGATGACTTGATTAAAGCAAATGCCCCAAAATTCTATTCTGCACAAAATAGAGCAGTAACACTAGAAGATTATAAAATAATTACACAAAACCTTTATTCTGCAATTGCAGATATTATTGTATATGGTGGAGAAACTGAAGAACCACCTGAATATGGTCGTGTAAAAATTGCGATCAAACCAAAATATAGTGATATTTTGAGTAATTCAACAAAAAATGATATTTTAACAAAATTAAAGAAATTTACTGTTGCTTCAGTAACTCCTATCATTGTTGACCCCTCTATTGTTGAGGTTTTAATAGTATCTAAACTTTTTTATAACCAAACTCAAACAAATTTAACTGCAGAGCAACTTAGAAATTTAGTTATTGATAATCTTACTCAATATGATGAATCTGCAGATCTTAGTAAGTTTGGCGGTCTTATTAGGAAAAGTAAAGTTACTACAGTAATTGATTCTGCTCAAGAATCTATTACTGGCAATAATACTGAGTTTCGTCTTAGAAAAAAATTAGTTCCCGCAATTAATACTAAAGCTCAATATCTTTTGTGCTATGTAAATCCATTTGCAAAATTTTGTGATGGTACACCGACGATTACTAGCACTAAATTTAGAATTAGTGGGTATGAGAACGTTGATGCATATTTTGAAAATATAGAGGACGGAACAATAAGAATATATAGTATTGATCCTATTACTGCAGATAAGGTAGTCTTGATTGATGATGTTGGTAATGTCAATTATGACGAAGGAAAAGTGATTATAAATTCACTTCAGATTATTAGTGGTACTGATGCAGACAATAATATTTTCATTACTGCAGTACCACGAAATGATGACATCACTGCAGTCCGAGAGGTTTATTTAAACCTTGAACTACAAGATAGTACTTTCTCAATATTCAAAGAAGTAGCGTAAAATGAATTTCAACAAATTAACTATCTCAGACTTAGTAGATCAACAACTACCAAGTTTTATTGTTGATGAGTTTCCTACTTTTGTAAAATTCTTTGAAGAGTATTACAAATCATTAGAAATATCTGGTGGAATTTTAGATGTTCAGTC